CGTCTGCGACCTGACGCAGGCGGCGCGGTGCAACAGTATCGACGTGAGGCATGCCGGCTATGACGAATAGCCTCCTTCCGCCCAACGCGACGGCGCTCGAACGCGCGTTGGAGGCAAGCGCCGCGCGAATCCTCGACGTCGAGACCCCGGCCGATATCGACGATCCGGCCACGTGCCCGGCCTATGTGCTGCCGTGGCTCGCCTTCGGCCTGTCGGTCGACACATGGGACGCCGACTGGACCGAGGCCGACAAGCGCGCCGCGATCGCCGGCTCGATGGAGCTGCACCGCCGCAAGGGCACCCGCATGTCGGTCGAGGTTGTGCTTGCGCGGTTCGATCGCTTGGCGCGGCTGGTCGAATGGCATCAGGCGACGCCGCGCGCTGCGCCGCATACTTTCGAGGTCCTGCTGCCGATCGCAAGCGAGCGGGCGCAGCCGGGCGGCACGCGCGCAACGGCTGCCTTTGCCGAGGCGATCATCCGCGAGATCAGCCGTGTCAAACCGCTGCGCGAGCATATGCGTCTGGTGCAGACGCTCGACGCGCTGGCCAGTGTCGGCATGCAGGCCGTCGCCCGGCCGGTCACCGTCGACCAATCGGACTTTGTCGCTACCGACGACCAGTCTCAGCCATGGGATGCGCTGTTGCAGACCGAAAACGGCGAGCCGCTCCAAAGCGAAGCCGGCGCCTTTCTGGATACATCGCTATGAGCGCACTCAAATTGACCATCACCCGTGTCGGGCTCGAGCGGTTCGCCGCAGCGCAGGACGGCGCCGGTCTCAAGGTTGCGTCGGTCGGCTTCACGGCACAGGCCTTCGCCCCCGCGCCGACCCTGACCGTGCTGCCCGGCGAGCATCGGCGGATCGGTACCATTGCCGGCGAGGCGGCGGGCGACAGCATCGTCCATGTGACGATGCGGGACGATGCCGAGGTCAGCTATGTGGTGCGCGGGCTCGGACTGTTTCTCGCCGATGGCACGTTGTTCGCGGCTTATGGTCAGCCGGATCCCATCGTCGAGAAGTCGACGCTGACGTCGCTCTATTACGCGATCGACGTCGCCTTTCCCAATGGGGACGCGACGCGTCTGGTGTTCGGCGATACCAATTTTGAGAACCCTCCCGCCACGACCGAACGCCGCGGCTTAGTCGAACTGGCAACGGATGCCGAAACGCTTGCGGGCCTTGATCCACTGCGCGTCACGACGGTCAGGGCAATGGCAACCGCGGTGACCACGTGGTTGGGTAATGCTCTCGCATTCTATTTGCCACTGGCGCAGCGAGGCGCCTTTAACGGCATCGCCTCGCTTGATGGCGGCGGCAAGGTGCCCCGGTCCCAGATCAGCCTGACCCCTGCCGACGTCGGTGCCGTTCCGCCGACCCGCGCGATCGGCGTTGCCGGTCTCCTCAGCGGGGGCAGCATGCTCGACCGCGATATCGAGATCAGCCTCACGGCCGACACCCTCAAATTGGCAGGCGTCGTCTTTCTCGAAGAGCAGGTCATTGACGGCGCGTTCCTGTATCGCCGCTATTCCGACGGCCATGTCGAGATGAGCGGTGTCAGCTCGCTCCCCCTCAGCGAAGTCACGTTCACGCTGGTCTTTCCCCGCCCATTCCCAAAGATGTGCGAGGGGCTGTGGGCGACGATCATCAACAGCAGCCAGACGAACGATGGCCAGTCCACCGTTCAGGAGGTCGCGCTCGCCGCGGACCGCGCGACGCTGTTCGCACAGAACCACAAGTCACCAACAGCTGACGCAACCGGCGGATTCCGCTGGTTCGCGCGAGGGCGCTGAATATGTCCAAGATCACTGCGCTTCCGGCGGCCGGCTTACTCACGGGCGACGAATTTCTGCCGCTGGTCCAGGAAGGCGAAACACGGCGGGCGACGCTCGATCAATTTGGCGGGATGCTGTCGCGCTATGAAGCAGCGCGCGAACGGATCCGCGCGCGCGCCTTGCTGTTTGGCATCACCAGCCAAGCCGAAGCGCGTCTGTTCGCGGCCGAAGCTATCGAGGCCAGCTTTGCGGACCACGTCTACCGACACGGCTACTTGCAATCAGCGCTCGCAGATTTTGCCGGGTGGGAGGTTTACGGTGGGCCTTTCCTTATCGACGGCCGCGGCTTGCATGTCGCGAGCGGCATCACGCCCGCCATCGGGATATCCTCGCCGGGCGAAGTGACCGTCATTGTTGAAGCCGACGTGCCGGCCTTCGATGGCACGTCGAAGGTGCTTGCGTCCTATGTCGGTGACATGATCGAGAGTCGGGTTGCTTTGTATCGCAGCGACACCGGGATCTGGGCGGGACTGCTCTATCATCCGACCGAGGGCATGAAGTTCGTGCCCGGCCCCTATAGTTCCGGTGCCGGCCGTATGCGCGCGGCGTTTACCATCAGCGACAAGCTGACGCGGTTTTGTTTCGGCGGTGGCGAAATCCTGTCGATCGCGACCAAGCGTCCACGCACGCTGCTGCGCCTGTGGCTAGGGTGGTCCGCACTTGGTTTTGGGTCGGCGCTCGACGGGCAGTTCGTTCGCGCCGCGATCTACCCGCACGGCGTCACCGACGAGCAGCTGCGCGCCATGACCGGCGGCCCGGCGCTGGACGACGAAACCACCACTCTGATCGACAGCAGGATCCGCACGCATGACAACGACCGCGATGCCCATGAGCTGGCGGTATTGCGAAGCCAATCGGAACTTGCCGACAGCAAGACCGGGACCTGGACTGTCCGCGCAGCCGACAGCTTCACCGGCACGGACGGGTCGGCGATGGGCAATACCGAGGTCGGCAATCTCCCATGGAGCGCAGGTACTCTTGTGCGCAAGGGCGGGCGCATGCGCGACAAGAACGATGGCTTTGCCGGCTCGTTTATCACGACCGGCTATGCCGATGGGCAGATCGAGGCCGATCTTTATCCTGGTAGCAGCGAAGCATCGCTTCAGTTTCGCATGAACGCTGCGACTTCGATGTGCTGGTTACTACAGCGGACAGCAGATGGCGGCGTGACGCTGTTTATCCAGTGGCAGGGGGCCACGTTGCGTGCGACGCAGCCAATCGCGGTACCCGTCCAGCCAGGTGAACGATACAAGGTACGCTTCATCGGACCGCGGATCTGGGTTTTCCGGATCTATGGCGGTGTCGAGACGCTGTTGTTCGACGTCACCGACGCCCGTCTGATGACCGAGACGCTCGCGGGTATACGCCTCAACGGAGGCGGCTCCGCCGACAACTTCCTCTATCGTTCGCGCGAGGCGCTCTGATGCACGTTATTTCGCAGGTCACGATTCGGCCGCACGTTCTCCAGCTGCCACCGCTTTCGCTTGCCGCCTCAATCCGACCGTTCGCGGCAAAGATACTCGCGGCGGCGGGCGTCAGCGCAACGGCGCCGAGCGGCGAGCGCGCACGCGCCGTCGTCGGCTGGTTTGCCGCCAATGCCGTCCACCCGCAGACGTTTCTGCATCCCGACGGCAGTGTGTTGAACAGCTCGGTCCTGCCGGCAGGCGAGACCTGGACAAGCTTCAACACGCTGTTCAACGCGGGCGGCACGATCGAGCGCGACCAGGCATTTTGGTTTGGCCTGTTCCCGAATGGCCTTGCTATGCTGGCCAAGCTGATCGGTACGATCGCCGTCGATGGCAGCGTCGCCGATGACGGGATGCTGACCGAATACGCACCCGGAAAATGGCGCATCCGCTCGTTCGCCGCCTTCCGCGCGCCGCAATGTACGTTGCAATGCAAAATGGCACAGGTCGTCCTCGCCGCTATTGGGATCCAGTCACTCGACATTTCGACCGTAGGCCATGACCCAATGGCCTATTATGATATCGAGGCGGCGCGCTGGCTCTACATCGATCCCACCTTTGGCGAGATGCAGATGATGGTCGGGCATACGATGTCGCCGCTCGACCTTTTGCAAACTAGCGTCACCGGTAGATCCGCCGCGGTCGTCGGCGCGAAGCTTCCCGGTGCTGACTATCTCGTTATCGGCTATTTTACGTCACCTTCAAAACCGGCCGACGGAATGAGCTGGATGACGGTTCACACTGCCCCGCAATGGAATGGGGGAATGTCGGCTCGCGCGCCATATCGTTTTGGAAGCCTGCCGAGTCAGTCGGACGTCTTCGACCGGCCTGCCGGCGCCGACGAGATCTTGCCGCAACTCGGCGTTGGTATCACGGGACTGCGCCGCGTTGCACAGGCCGTTGAGGTCCGCATGCGAAGCAACTGGCCCGGCCATGTCCGTTTCCAGCGCAGCACTGACGCTGGCATTACCTGGGCGGATTGTGACGCGCTCGATTACTGCAAACCAGCTAGCGGCGGCGTGCGGTACCGCAGCGTTGACGCCGATGGGTTCGCTGGGACCCATGCGATCGTGACGATCTAATAGCTGCCCCGCTCTTGTAGAAACGATTTCTACAAGAGCGGGGCCTCGCCTCTCGAAACGTCCCGCGCATGGTCGCCGCTATGGTCGAACACGCCGATACCCAGCGCCTGGTTGGCGATCTTGCGCGCGAAGGCGTGGTCGTATCAGTCGACCGTGCTGCCGGCACCGCGCGGGTGCAATTAGCGGATGAACTAACGACCGGTGATATTCCGTGGCTCGCGGGCCGCGCCGGGTCCACGCGTACCTGGTCGCCGCCTGCGATCGGCGAACAGGTTATGGTCCTCGCGCCAGAGGGTGACACCGCACGCGGGGTGATCATCGGCAGCTTGTCGAGCGACGCACACCCCAACCCGGCAAATGACGCGTCTACGCTAACCGAATACGAGGACGGCGCACGCATCGGTTACAATCCCGAGACCCACGCGCTCATCGCCATCCTGCCAACCGGTGCGACAGTGCGGATCGACGCCGACGGTGGACTCTCGCTCAAGGGAGACATGACTGTCGACGGAGATATCAAGTCGACCGGCACGATCACCGCCGACACCGACGTCATCGTCGCCGGCAAGAGCCTCAAGAACCACGTTCACATCGGCGTCCAGGCGGGCGGGGCGCTGTCGGGTAAGCTGCAATGATCGGTATGGATCGCAACACCGGTGGGCCGCTAGCTGGTGCAGATCACCTCGCGCAGTCGATCGGCGACATCCTCGGCACGCCACTCGGCACCCGGATCGGGCGGCGTGAATATGGCTCGCTCGTTCCTCAGTTGCTCGATCAGCCGAACAACGAACTCGGCCGCATGCGGATCTTCGCCGCCGCTGCGCTCGCCCTGCTCCGACAGGAAGGTCGCGCACGGATCTCCCGCGTCGTGCTTTCACCCGGAAAACTCCCGCACCAGGCCGTCATCACGGTCACCGGCCGGCGCACCGACACGACGGCCGCCCCCGCCTTTTCCATCTCGTCCACCATCCGCGCCCTGTCGGCGCTCGCCTGAAAGGTCCGCCCATGAGTTTCCTCCACGGGATCAACGTCACCGAGGTCAAGACATCGACCCGCGGCATCGCGACGGTTGCGACCGCCGTCATTGGGCTGGTCGCGACCGCACCGGATGCGGCTGCCGGTGCGTTCCCGCTCGACACCGCGGTCAAGTTGACGAACCTCGACGACGCGATCGAGAAGGCCGGCGCGGGCGGCACATTGCGGGCCGCGCTGATTGCCATTGCAGGACAGGTCACCGCACTGGTCGTCGTTGTGCGCATCGCGCCTGGCGCTACGCCAGCTGACACCGCGACGGCCGTTATCGGCACCGACGTGGCCGGCGTGAAGACCGGGATGCAAGCGCTGCTCACAGCGCCGGCGCAGTTGAACCTCCATCCTCGGATCATCGGCGCGCCCGGCCTTGAGGGCGAGCCGGTGACGAAGGCGATGGTCACGGTCGCCAAGCGCCTGCGCGCACGCGCGTACGCCGCGGCGATCGGCGACGATCGCGGCGAAGCCATCGCGCACCGTGCGCTGTTCCCAGACGCGCGCGAACTGACGTTGCTCTGGCCGAGCGTGACGGCGCCCTACGGCGCGGGCGGTGCGAGCATTGGCGTCCCGGTCGCAGCGGTCGCGATGGGCGCCCGCGCGGCGATCGACCAGATGCAGGGCTGGCACAAAACGCTGTCCAACGTCGCGCTGCCCGAAATCGATGGCTTGGCGGCAGATGTCACCTTCGACATTCAGGACGCGGACTGCGACGCCAACGTGCTCAACGCGTCGCAGCTGGTGACGGTGGTCCGCATCGCGGGCGAGCTGCGCTTCTGGGGCAACCGCACCTGCGCCGCGCCGGACAGCGACTTCGTGTTCGAAAGCGCCTGCCGCACCGCGCAGATCCTCGCCGACACCGTCGCGCTCGGGCTGGTGTGGGCGATGGACAAGCCGTTGCTGCCCAGCCTCGCGAAGGACATCGTCGAGCAGATCAACGAGAAATTCCGGACCGAGACGCGCGCCGGCCGCATTCTCGGCGCCGTGGCCGTCTTCGACGGGGCGAGAAACTCGGTCGAGCAGCTGAAGGCCGGCAAGCTGCTGATCGGCTACCGCTACACCTTCGTGCCCCCGCTGGAAGCGCTCGGGCTCGAGCAGGAGATCTCGGACGAGTTCTTCGCCGACTTCACCAGCCTGGTTGCCGGCAACTAACCCCACCTCCCGCACGAAAGGCCGACGCGATGGCGTTCCCCAGCAAGCTCAAACAGACGATGATGTTCAACGATGGCGAGGCCTTTATCG